ATGAAGCACGCGCTGAGCTACGTCCCGGACCCGCTGCTCTGGTCCATGGCCGCGACGGGGCTGTGTCTGGTGCTGACGGGCCTGGCGTGCGCGTTCGTCTGGCTGGCCATGGACACGGATGGGACCGAGTCACCCGACGTCCGGCCTGCTGTGGTGCTGCCAGGTCCGGCGGTACCGCGCTAGGCTGCCGCGCATGGAGGACGAGGTGCAGGCTGAGCAGCAGCGGGTGCAGTGCATCTGCGAGTGGATCACGATGGACACCGGGAACGCGTTCTACTCGCGCCGTGAGCCGAACCCGGACTGTCCGGCGCACCCCATCAAGGACTGAGCAAGGAAGCAGCGCCCGCCGGGGAGGGGACCTGGCGGGCGCTGCCGTCTGTTCACTGTCCGGTGATCGCCAGGAGCGCCACAACCACAGCCACCACAGCGACGACCACCGACGCCCACGCTGCCGTGTTCTTCGGCTTGCTGTCCTGGATCGCCGCGGTCAGGCGAGCTTCCATCCGCGGGATGTCCTGAACGATCGCTTGCAGGGTGGCTGTCTGTGTCTCCACAGCTCGGAGCCTCTCGTCGTGCTTCAGGCGGCCGACCAGGTCGGCGTGCACCTCGGACAGCGTCGGTTCGGCCATGAGGCCCCTCCCCAGGTTAGTCACAGCGTGGTCTAGAAGTACTCGCGCACGATGACGCAGCCCTTGCCGCCGGCACCACCGGAGAAGTCGCTGGCGGTCGTCCCGCAGAACGCGCCACCACCACCACCGCCGTACAGCGATCCGGCGTTGCCGTTGCCCTGACCGGTGAGAGCCTTCGCGCCTCCACCCATCCCGCCGCCGGACATGCCGCCTTGCGCCTGCAGCAGCGCGGCACTGGCGATCACGCGCCCGTTGCCGCCGGGCTGGCCAGTGACGTTGACGTCGCCCCCGGACCCGACGCCACCAGCACCGCCGACGCCCGCCGCTGACGTGCCGGAGTCGATACCCGCACCACCAGCACCGCCGGTCGCCTGGACCAGGTTGCCCGCGCTGGAGAACGACACGGTTCCGCCTGTGCCTCCGGCGTTGTTGCCCGCTGCGCCCGCCGTACCGGCTGCGCCAACGGTCACGGTCTCGGTGGTGCTGAGCGAGGTCGCGGCGTACTTCTTGATCGACCAGCCGCCGCCGCCGCCGTAGCCGCTCTCGCCCTGGCCGACGTTCATGCCGTTGATCCCGCCGCCGCCGCCGCCGGACCCGACGACGATGACCTCGACCCACTTGGGGGCAGGGCTGACGTTCTTGGTCCAGGTGCCCGACGCGGCGAAGAACGTGACCTTGCAGGCGGTGTCCATGCGGGTAAGGACGCCCTCGACTGCGAGCGCCAGGTCTTCGCCCAGGCTCGCGCCGTCCGGGGAGTCGCCGAGCTCGAGGTACGGGAACGAGTAGGTAGGGGTGACGTCAGCCATGGTCGGCCTCCTCAGACGGTAGAGCGGTAGATGCCGGACGCAGCGAGATAGATGCGGTTGGTGCTCGTGGCTGACCAGGCCGCGCCCTGCGCGAGCATGTAGCCCGACACGGCGATCGTGGACGGGCCGCTCGTGGATACGGTCGCGGTGTGGGTGTGGCTCAGCGAGTCGTAACTGGTGACGACCCCGGTAGCGGCGAACCCGGAGAACGACGACCCAGACGTGAGACCGCTGATCGCCGCGTACAGGTACGCGAAGTCCTCGACGGCACGGGGGTTGTGGATCGATGCGGATACGGACACGGACACGAGCGCCTCGTCCGCCCAGGCGGGCACGTTCAGCGAGGTCGACGTGATCTCGGTGAAGCCGGTGGTGAGGGCAAAGTTGGACGCCTGCGACGCCACGGTCTCGAACGCCACCGAGGACCCGGCGAAGTCGGGGTCACCGAACCCGGCGACGCGGCCCAGGATCCACCAGCTGCCGCCCTGCCCGAGGAGGCTGACGACGTGGCCGGCCTTGAGTGCGATCGCCTCGCCGGTGCTGAGCACCTTGACGTTGGTGAGGGTGCCGCCGCCGACGTCGATCGTGTTGGAGCCGTCGTCGGGGTCCCAGGTGAGGACGGTGCCCTGCCGGTGCCGTACGCCTGCTGCCGGTGCGCCGAACAGGGTCGAGAGGTCGTCGGAGATCACGCCGTGTCTCCGATCAGCTCGGTCTGCTGCTCGCGAGTCTTGAGCACCACGGGCGACGTGGGGACGAGCGGGATCGTGACCTCGTCGATCACGTGGGTCTCGGTGCGCAGGGTCCTCGAGCGTCCGGCCTTGGGGTAGCGAACTGTGAGCACGTCGTACGGCTCCAGGGCGGGGTTAGCCACGCTGGACAGGGAGACCTGGTACGGCAGGCCCAACTGCGCCCGGAGCAGGCTTGTAGCCGCCGTCAGGGCCTGCGCGTTGGTGGTGATGAACGGCGAGCCGTAGAACTTCGGCACCGGCCCGAACGCGCCCAGGTAGTAGGTGGGGCTGGTCGGGTCGAGGTTGTACGCCACAGCCCGTGCAGGCGCGGTGGTGTCCCCGGCTTCACCGGTCGCTACTACGGCGTTGTAGACCCCGGTGCGGGTCAGCCCGCGGGACATCTGAACCATGACCCCGTTGGCTCCTGCGTCGATCGTCCAGGCCGCCGTACCGGTAATGTCCGGCGGGTCCTCGACGCGGAACACGCCGTCGTAGCGCCAGTAGCCAATCTTGCCCAGCGACGTCACCAGGTCCTTCAGGGTGCCGGCGCGGTCGTCTTCCGTGATGATCGTCCGGCCGATCGTGTCGTCGCGGACCGCGGTGTCGTCCCAGGAGATCGTGGCGTCCGGGTAGACCTCGGTGACCAGGGTGGTGACGAGCTGCCCGTTGGTGAGGGTCGAGGCGAACTGGCGCGGCGACAGGAACCGGGCGTCGATGATCCCGGACATGCGGTCCGTGCCCGCGATGGTCACCTCGCCGTCCGGCACCTCGTCCTGTTCCGGAGTGTCGATGCGGAAATAGCCAAGCCCCACGAATTCCCGTTGGCCGTTGCCGTAGGCAATCCCTCGCTCGACGTAGATCTCGTTGCCGTACGGCGCGAGCAGGTCAGCCGCGAGACGCGGCCACGACTCCGACGTGGTGAGGCTCAGAGTGGAGCGGACCATGTTGGTGGCCGAGGACTGCACGTCGCCGCCGATGATCTCGATCTCGGTGCCGGTCGGGGTGGTGCCGTCCTGGTACGTGCTCAGCACGGTGGCCCGGAACACGGCGACGTGGGACCCGCGCAGGGTCTCCAGGCCGCGATCGCTGATGGCTCTCATGGCACGATCACGTCGGACGGCGTACCGGTGCGAGCGAGCAGGTCGGCCCACGTGAGGTTGTCCGCGATGACGTCGGCCCACGTCGCGTACTCGCTGATCGTGGACGCCCAGGTGTAGGCCGAGCCCACGACTTCAGGACCGGGAGCAGCCACCTCCGTCAACGGCACCGTCCAGACCCGCAGGTCGGAGACCTTGCTCACCGGCGTACGGGACACGTCGCCGACCACGAAATAGCCGCTGCTCTCCAGGTGCTCGAACGCCGCCTCTGACGGCATCTGCAGGTAGACGATCTCCCCTGACGCGAACAGGAAGTCGAGGTCGATCCACTCGGCGCGGGTGCGGGTCAGCAGCTGCAAGGTGTAGGCGAGGCTGGACGCGACGTCGCCGACCGCTACCGGGAAGCTGCGTCCGACGATGCTGAACACCCCGGCGCGAGACTTCCGGGTGACGTCGCCGATGTCCATCACGTCGACGGGCTGGTTCAAGAATGGGGCCGCGGGCACCTTCAGCCACGGGGTCGTGAGGTCCTGCGTGATGCTCGTGGTGAAGTACTCCTGCAGCACGTCGGCCGCGCTGTAGGACCGCACCCGGTACGTGGTGGCTGTACCGGCCTCCCATTCGTAGTCATTCAGCGCCGCGTTCTGGGACGTAACCGTTACCGCCGACCCGCCCCGAACGGTGGTGTAGGTGATGCCGTCCTCGGTGCGGTCGAATACTGCATATGTAGCTATCGCACCGAGCGACGTACCGGCGAGCTCGATCCGGGACAGGACGCCGTCGTAGGTCGCGGTGAGGCTCATGCCGCACTCACCTCCCGCTTCAGCTGCCGGTTGTTGCCCCGGATGGTCTTGTCGATGCGGCCCTGCAGCTGCTCGCCGTCGATCGTCACGTACACCGTGGTGTCGCCACCGCCGCCCATCTTGTGTGTCGGGACGATCGAGCCGTTCGCGTTCGGCACCCACATCTCAGGGCCGTTCTCACCGACCATGTAGGGCTTGCCCGCCTGCACCGGTCCGCCGGCCGCACGCCGTCCGGCGCTGCCGATCGTGTTGAGGGGTACGCCGGACTGCGTCCAGTGGATCTCGATCTCCTTGTACGTGGGCACCTTCTTCAGGAGCTGGGTCGTCGTGGCGATCTTGCTGTTCGCGTCCTTGTTGTTGACGTTGACCTTGGTGTTGGTCGCCTCGGGGATGCGGAACAGCTGGTCGGCCAGGGCCTTCGCTTCGGACTTCGGGAGACCCATTGCGCCGGCCACTTCGAGGAACTTCTTCCGGCCCCGCTCGTTCTGGGCGACCAGAGTGTCCGACGCGGCACCGTTGTTCCGCATGGCGTCGACAAGGTCCTTGTTGGCGTCGGCCAGGTCGAGCAGCGAGGACCGGTTGTTGCGGCCCTTCTCGGTGTGGATGTCGGTCGTCTTCCCGTTCTCCTTGATGGACTCCGCGGCATCATCGACGGACTGGGCGAATCCGATCGTCGCCTCTTCCTGCGACTTGACCTCGCCGTACCACTTGTCCAGCAGATCGAGCTGTGTCTGGATCGTCTGGTTCGCGATGTCGACCTGCTCGTTCAGGCGCTTCTGCGCCTCTTCCCAGGTCTCGGCCGCGGGGCCGGTGTCCTTCATCGCGTCGCCGGCGTCCTCGGTCAGGGTGCCGAGCGCCTGGAGCAGCTTGTTGCCGCCGGGCAGGAACTTGATCAGCTTCGTGACCACGGTGATGAAGCCCTCGAACGTCGTCTTCACAGCGTTCCAGATCGTCTCCAGGACAGGCACGATCACGGCCTTGATCCCGTTCCACACAGCGTTCACGCCGTTGCGGAAGGACTCCGAGTGCTTGTAGGCCGTTGCCAGTCCGACACCCAGCAGGGTCAGGGCTGTCACCACGAGGAAAATCGGGTTGGTCAGCAGCGACGCCGTGAACGCCTTCACCGCCCCGCCGGCAGCCTTCAGTCCGCCGATCGCGTTCTTCAGCGCGGGCAGCAGGGCACCCTTGAAACCGTCCGCCAGCGCGGCGACACCGCCCGCCAGGTCCGTCGAGCCGCCGAGCACATCGCCCGCCATGATCGCGCCGAGCCCGGACATGGTGTCCGTCGTACCGCGGCCGAGCGACTCCAGGCTGTCGAACTTGTCGTAGGTGTTGTCGGCCCCGTCCGCCGCCTTGTCGAACGCGTCCTTGCTCTGCGCTATCGACTTGGACGACTTCCGGACGCTGGAGTCGAGAGCCTGAGACTTCTGGTCGACCTCGCTGAAGGTCTTGCTCAGCTTGTCCGCGTCGCCCGCAAAGGTCAGCGTGACCTGGTTCTTGCCGGCCATCAGTCGACCTCGATCCCGACACGGGACGCCGCATCGATCAGGGCGGCCTCGAGGAGCTCGACGTACTTGGCGCGGTTGTCGAAGTAGGCGCGGTAGATGTAGCGGCCCTCCGCCAGGAACGGGCGCTTGATCGAGTGGTTCCGGCCGACCCTGCCGCCGAAGTCCAACCACGGGTAGTACGGGGCACGGTTGCCGCCGCCAACGATCCGGGACGCGGTCTGCGTAGAGCGGGCCTTCACCGACCCCTTGGCCTTGCCGGACCTGGTCGGGATGCCTGCGCGGGCGTCCTGTACGACCACGTCCGCCGCGGCGTTGAACGCCAGCCGGAGCGCCTTGGGGGTCTCGCGGTCCAGTGCCTTCAGGTTGCGGACGAACTGGCTCAGCCCGTCGATCGCGATAGCTTCGGCCACGATGCGCCTCCCTTCAGCCCTGGTTCAGCTCAGCCACTTGCGCGGCCCTCGCGTAGTACACGTTCCACAGCAGGAACTCTTCGTTGTCCATCTCCGACCGGAGCCGGCCGAGCGTTAGCCCGAGCTTCTCCGCGAGGAACAGCTCGAACTGGAGGTCAGGACTCTTCTCCAGTTGCTGGTACATCGCTTTTCTGGGCACCCTGCGCAAGCCCGGACAGCTGGTTGATCGCGTCTACGACCTGATCGATCTCGCCGGACGAGGCGCTCTTCTGCCAGAGAGCGGCCTCCTTCTCCGAGATCTTCGGGTCGACCATGCCGACCGCGATGATCTTCTGCTCCAGCTGCGTCGGGTTGCCGCTGGACTTCTGCAGCAGCAGCACCTCGCCGCGGGACAGGCCACGGACCAGGACGTCGCCGACGCCCTCGATCGTGATCGTCTTCTCGCCGAGCCGCTGCTTGAGCAGCCTCGCCTTCAGGTCCTCGCTCATCTCAATCCCCTCTGGATGTTGGATCAGGCGCTCTGTGCGGTGGAGTCCACGTCGCCGTCGATCTCGAACGAGGCCGACCACTTGACCATGTCCGCAACCGCGTTGGTCTCGGTGTAGCCGGTCAGCAGCGCGTCGAAGGAGTCCTGCGGCAGGCTGGCCCCGGTGCCCTCGGGCTGCCGGATGATCGCGCAGATCGTGCCCAGCAGAGGCTCGAGCTTGCCTCGCGGCCCGACCGCAGCGGTGTTGTCGTAGGTGCCGGACATGGTGAACGTGCCGTCCAGCAGACCGCCCGCCTTGCGGTGCGCGTCGTTCCCGTAGGTCGTGACGTCGTGGCTGTCCGCAGTACGCGGCAGCTCGGAGGTGTCGGTGTAGGTCGACAGGTCAGCAGTGGCCACCTTGACCACCGTGTTCTTGCCGTGAATCCAGGCCATGGTCAGGCTCCTTGTCCAGCGATATCGAGAGTGAACGTTGCGGCCAGGTACTCGACCGCTGCGATAGCGACGATGTCGAAGCTGACCGACGCCACGCGGACGGTGTCGAACTCGGTGTACGTACCGGCCTCGACGACTGCCTTGATCGATGCAGAGCCGGAGCCGTTGCAGTACTGGGAGATCCGGTCACGGGCGGTCCGCTCGGACACCTTGCCGACGAGGACCACGACAGTCAGGTCCGGGATGCGGTCCATGCCGCGCCCGTAGCTGCCGTCGTAGGTGAGCTCGCCGGGGTAGGTGACGATCGCCGCCGGCGCATTCACCGAGTCCGCCGGGTAGCCGTACACCCGCAGGTCCGCGATCGTGTCGAGCTCGTCGGCTATCTCCTGCATCACCGCGCCGAGGTCCATCAGCCGACCTTCCGACGCCGCTGGTACGGGCCGAGGACAACAGCTACATCAGGGTCGACCTTCGCCAGGAGCCGCAACTCAGAGCCGAGCTCAGGGGAACCGGCGACACCGAACGCAGCGTCCTTGCGCTTGAACAACCGAGACGCCTGCAGCACAGCCGCCTGCTTGATCGCGACCGGGACCGCGGTCCAGCCGAACTTAGCTGTCACCGTGACGCCGTCGAGGGAAGCCCTGCCACCAGAGTTGAGGACCAGCCTGGTCCAGGGCTTGCCGTTCAGGTCAGCATTCGACGGCCGCAACGTGTAGTCCGTGACCGCAGCAGCAGCCGTGATCACGAGTCCTGTGGTGGTCATCAGGTCGTCCAGGTCGAGCACGTACTTGCCCAGGGCCACATCCCACCGGGCCGTGTAGACGCGGTCCTCGACGGCGGACAGCAGCCCGAACTGCCGGTTGCAGTGCTTGTCAATGGCGCGGGAAGCGGCAGTAATGGCGAACGCCAGCTTGGCGTCATCGGTGGTGTCGGGGATGTCGAGGAACCCCTTGAGGTCCGTCGCGGTGACGTAGTCCGGTGCCCAGGCCATTACTGCCTCCTCTCAGCTGTTGAACCGCTTGCGCCGATCGCGCTTGATCAGGCCCGCCTTGCGCTGCTCGTGGAGGCTCAGCGGGGCCTTCGGGGTCTCGGGGTCTGGTGAGGCAGCGCCCCCGTTCTGCGCTGCCTCCCCCTTCCGCTTCCTCGGCATTACGCCACCGAGTCGTAGATGACCTGACGCACGCCGCCGATGTCGCTGTTGGCGAACGCCTTGTAGCCGAAGATCGCGAGGTCGACCATGGCCACCGGCGCGTACGCAGCGGAGGCGTCGGTGCCGGGGAACTCCAGCCGCAGCGGAGCAGTCGCCCAGCCGTGCACGGTCATCGGGTCGAACAGCCACGAGTTGTTCGGGCTACCCGGCGTCGAGGCGAGCGCCCAGCTCGGGATGCCGGTCACGCCGCTCAGGTCGAGGGTCCGGAACCGCGAGGCGGCCGTACCGTTCGCGTTCTGCGGGGCGAGGATCGGGTACAGCTTGCGGCCGTTGCCGTCGACAGCGGCGACGAACTGCTTGTACAGGACCTTCTCGATGACGAACGCCGAGAAGTCGTAGCCGCGCACGAACTGCAGGTCCGCCAGCGCCGCATCCCACACGCCGGCCAGCACGTCATCCGCCGAAGCGGTGGTGATCGTGATGTCGGTCGCCGCGGTCAGGGTGTTGAGGAACGTCGCGGTCGCGGACTCCAGACCCTCGCGCCAGCCGCGGACCATCTGGTTGAAGATCAGCGTCGACACGGCCGGGTTGCCGCCCATGTCCCAGACCTCACGGGTGATCGACGCCTTGCCGCTGATCGCGGTCGGGGTGACGGTCTGCGAGGTCGTGGTGAACGCGCCGGCAGTCGGCTCGGTACCTTCGGTGTGGTCACCGACCAGACCCGAGGACGAGTTGTACTTGGGGAACATGAAGGGCTGTACGCCGTTCGGCGGAGCGCCCTTGTTGACGATGTCCCACGCCGGGGTCTTGTAGTCCATCTGGTCGACGTACATGTCCGGCCGGTTGATGGTCGGGTTCAGCTCGTTGACGTCGGTGGTCACCGTGGCGAACACGGCGCCGAGCAGGCCCATGACCCGCTTACCGGCCTCGGTGCCCGTACCGGCGATGTCGCGGGCGTCGGCCATGGCGTGCAGGTCCGCGCTGAACACGTGGTCCTGACCGGGCACGAAGTTGCCGCCGCGGTCGAACTGGTACGGCAGCGCCTCGGTCACAGCCAGGGCTACAGCAGCAGCGGGGATGACCTCCGGGCCGTTGGCCGGGTCAGCCTGCGGGGCGAGGATCGCCTGGATCTGCGCCAGCTGTGCCGCGCTGAACTCGGGAGCGGTCTGCTCCGGCGGAGTGGCCGAACCCTCGGCCGGGGTGGTGACCTTGGGATCGGTCATGGTTTCGCCTTCCTTGGAAGCAGCTACAGCGGTGACCCGTGCGTCATCGAACGCCGGGCAGGGAGTCAGCGCGACGTGCGCCAACGGAGCGGCCACGGCATGCAGTACGCCGTCCTTCTCCTGGAACTCGGCCGAGGCGGGGACGCTGATACTCAGCCCGTCCTTCACGCGCTCGGACGCCATGAGGAGCGCCTCGTCACCGGCGGGTGTGTTGATCACCGAGAACGTGGCGATCAGTCCCTGGTCGGTCTCCTCGAGCTTGGTGGCCCTACCGAGCGGCTTGCCCCAGTCGTGGCCGTCGAGGAACTTCACACGGGAGACGTCGTCGTACTTCAGCGAGCCCTTGGAGAACTGCCACTTAGCACCCGCGTTCGACACGGTCACGTCGTACGGGACAGCGAGACCACGGATGGTCCGCTTCTCCAGGTCCACCTTGAACTCGGCAGCAGCGGCCGGCGCATCGAACGTGTGCGCCTGGTCCGTGGTCGAGAACTGGCTTGCCTGTACAGGCGTGGTCTGGGGCATCTGCGCCTCCGGGATATCGGGCTTGTCCTCCATGGGCCGGATCTCGCTCTGGTCCAGAGCGCCGACCTGCAGCCCAGCGGCGTACGCCTGGTACCGGGACAGGGCATCGGAGCGGTAGAAAGCGTCCAGGTCGAACCGGACGTAGTAGCCGCGCTTGGTCACGTCACCGAGGGACAGCCGCTGCTCGACCGCAGTCAGGTACGCGCCGAGCGTGAAGTCGACGAACTGCTTGCGGCGGTCGAACGTGTTCGCGTACGTCCGGCTGGTCGTGCTGACCGACAGCTCCTCAGCGTCGACACCGGCAGCGCGGGCAACCTCGAGGACGGCATGCTGACGGGTCTCGATCAGCTGCAGCTGCTCAGGGGAGAAGTTCGCGCCCTGGTGGTAGTCCACCGCAGTCGGGATCCACGCGGTACGGCGCGACCTACGGGCCGTCGCCCAGTCCCCCAGGATCTCCTCGACCTCGTCATCCTCGACCGGGTCAGAGTCACCGGCGGGCGTGAACCAGTCCATCGGCGGGATGCCGTCCGCAGCGTTGGCCGCAGCAGCGTCGAGCCGCAGCAGCGTCCGGATCGCACGAGCGCCGGCCACCAGCAAGGCATCGTTCGGGGAGTCGAACCGGATCAGGTCCCTGTCCGGGACCACCTTGCCGTCGATCCGGACCTCGCCCTTGACCTCGTCCACCGAGACACGGTCGGGGCAGACGCGCTTCACGAACCGCGGGTAGTTGTCGAACCCGCGCTCAGTGACGCGCCACCAGGCGACCTGCTCGAACAGCAGGTCCTCGACCAGCTGCGTGATCGAGATCGAGCGGGCACAGTGCCGCTCAGGCTGGGACAGCAGGTCACTGACGAGCTCGACCCGCTGCGTGTCGTACACGCTGAGCGGCATCCCGCCGATGGTCGGGCAGATCAGGTCACGGGCGCGCTTCACCGCGGGGACCTGGATCGCCTCCGCACGGGAGACGCGGGGGGCGATGCCACCGACGTCAGACCAGGTCGGGAGACCGAAGTACGAGGCGGCGATCTGGTCGCGGCCAATCTCGAAAGAGGGCCCCTGGTTCTGCGCGTGCTCCACGACCGGGGTTCGGCCAAGGACTGCGTCCAGCCACCTCACATAAGCCAGTGTCTATGTAACTGAGGACTTAATCAAGTTGGTGGGGTTAGTGTCCTAGCTCGCCGTTATGATGCGCGGCCGACCGACCGACTTGCGCCGAGCCGCCCCAGCAGCCCACACGGCCACCTTCAGGGCGTCCGCACGCCCCTTGCTGGACATCCTGTGTCCGTCCGCCGAAGGCACCGTACGGGCCGCCAGGACCTGTGTGGTGAGGTGCTCGCCACCGTCATGGCGGAACGCATCCTCAGCGATCAGGCGGACCAGCTCCTGTACGGCGAGCGCCGCCCGCCCCTGCCCGGCCTTGACCCGGACGCCCTTCAGCACCGGGTCCTCCAGCAGCGACGCACCGACCACAGCAGTCCTGCGGAACCCGGACGCCTTCAGGGCAGCGACGGCAGAGGTCAGGTCCGGCTGGTCGGTCACCGACACCACCACGCCGTCATCAGTGGCCCACGCCAGGCCCAGCGACAGGCACCCGTCGAACCATGCCTCGACAGCAGCGGCATCCGGAGGTGCGGGCTCAGGTGATTCCATTGGAATCACCTGCAGCGCCGCCCACTCGTCGGCCTCGAGGACGGGCTCACCGCGGTCGATCGCGCCGCGCTCGTGCAGGTCCCACTGGTTCGTGTACTGGCACACGAACCCACGCATCGGGTCCGGGTCGTCGAACTCCGGGTCCTGCTCGCCGGCCAGCGCCTTGGCGTACATCGCCGCTACGTACTCGGCCCGGCCCTCGTTCCAGTACGGCGACGCCTTGCGCCACGTCTCCGGGTCCGCAGGGTCGGCACCTGGCAGCGTCCCCCACCACAGCAACAGCGTCCGAGGGTCCTCACCCGTGAGTGCCGTCGCCAGGGCCGTACGCATCGTGCTGCGCGCCCTGCGGTGGCTCGTGCTGGTCATCACCAACTGCGGGGACTGGCGGTCGAGCAGCGACGGCTCCAGGCCCTCGGAGACCGTGTCAGGCTTCACGTCCCAACCCTCATCGACGAGACCGAGCGTCGTGTCCCAGCCGTACGTCGCGTCCTGCGCACGGACCAGCCACACGTCACCGTTCTCGGACTCGATCGCTTCCTTGCCGTTGCCCCTGGTCACCGACCTGCGGCCCCAGTGCGCCTCGGCCCAGCGCCACGCCTCCTTCTGCGCCTTGCGGCACACGGCCAGGTCGGACCCGGTGTGCACGATCTCCTGCCGCTCCCCGAACAGTTCCGCGCCGTGCTCCATCCGCCACAGCGCCAGACCCCGCAGGCCGACCGACTTGCCGGCGCGACGAGGCGCAGACTCCACCACCAGCCGCTTGAGCAGCCGCCCCTCCGCATCGTGCTGCAGCTTCAGCACCAGACCGAGCGCCTGCCACCATCTGAGCGTCTTGGCCTCGACCTGCTCGATCCACTCGACGGCCTGAGGTCCGTAGCTTCCGGTCGCATCCGGGTGAATCGGGCTGACCGCGAGCGGAGGATTGGAGTTCTCGTCGAGATCGAGGTACGGCAGGGCCCAATCGGGCGCTGATTCGCAGAACACGGACCACGTCAGCTCGTCCGGAATCACAGACAGTTGCGACACGGTCGCGTCAGGAGAGAGAGAAAGAAAGGGGACAACGGGTTTCCCGGGGGGTAGGCCAGGGGAAAACTGCAGCGCGGTGCGGACCGCTGCGCCGGATGCGTCACTGCATGCCTTGTGTTCGACTCGCCAGTTGCTCACTGTCCATGTGAGATCGGGGCGTAGTGCACGTGGTTCGATGTGTCCGATGACCCACTCGTGCTGCACGGTGACGGGCTTGCCGCACTGGCCGCAGGGTTGGGGTAGCAGGCGTGCCATGTGCGCACGTGCACGCATGACCCTGCGTCCGCTCCAGTCATCCATGGTTCCCCATCCCCGAGGGGGCACCCGTGGCGGTGCCCCCTCTCCGTACGTTGTTCACGGGCGTGGTCGGTTGATCCAGCAGACGAAGGCCCAGAACCCGAGCAGGCCCATGCTGTAGACCGCGTCAGGCCAGCTCATGCGACGTCACCCATCTTGCTGATCACGCTGGCCGGGTCCTTGCCCACCCGTCCGTACTGGCCGTGCGGGTCCTGTGCCCGCTCCCACCGGGTGAGCCAGCTGTCGATGCCCTCCCAGCGTGCGAGGCGCTTGGCGTGCCTGGCCTTGAGTCCTGCGTTGCGCCGGCGCTTGAACTCGGCTCGGTCGTCGTCAGCCACGGCTCTGCACCGCCCACGAGACGACGTCGACCTGCGCGGCGATTGCCAGCAGTGCGTGGACCTGGGCAACAGCCAGGATGAATTCAGGGTCGTTGGGGTCGATGGTGATCTGCTCGAGCAGACCTTCTGCGGCCTTGGCGTGGTCGATCATGCGATGCTCTCCTTTGGGTGTCAGGGGTGGACAAAGTTCAGCCGTGGACATGTCCACCCCTGGCGTTCTGAGATGACTTACGCGAATGGCTATTTTCTTACTCTGTGTAACCGTGTGATCTACGGGGCGTCTAACTTTTGGTGGTTTTGGGGATCTGATCTGTCCACCCCGTTTGTCCACCCCTGATTTGTCCACCCCTGATTTGTCCACCCCTCACGGGGCGCTGTAGAAGGTCGCCTCCTGCCCGTTGTAGACGTCGGTCCGGGCACCGATCGAACCGTCCGAGGCGAGGTCGTCGAGCAGGCTGTGAAGCGTGTCCCGGTCGCGCCCGGCGGCCTTCTTCCGGAGCACGTTCGAGGCGAGTTCGCCTTCCTTGCGTAGGGTGCGCTTGACCCATCGGGTGAGCCGTTCGCGGTTCTTGGCCTCGATCACGTCGTTCTTGATGACCTCGTGCAGGCCGTCCGCTACCGCCTCGTTGTTGCGCCGGCGGGTGTTCTCCTCGGCCAGGACCTGCTGGACCCACGCGCGGGTGTCGTCGGACTTCCGCATCAGCAGCCCGGCGGTGTCCCAGTCGTACTCGGTGACGAGCCGCCTGCCGCACAGGACGGTGAGGGCGACGGTGGCCTTGATGTAGGTCAGGAGCCGGTGGCCGTCGAGGGTGTCTACCTCGCCGCGGAGTTTGCGCCACTGCGCCTCCTGGACCGTGTGCCAGATGACGTCCGGGAGTGCGATGTCCCCGTGCCGCCATGGTGCGTAGTTGACCTTGAGCGGTTCGTAGTCCTCCAGCACGGGCGGGTGCTCGGGGGCGTCGGGGTCGAGCGTGGGCAGCCACAGGAACCGTTGGGGTGTGCCACCGTCCGCGTCCTCGAGCAGAGCGCCAGCCCGTCCGGGCTGTACGCCAAGGGTCACGCCCAGGCGGTAGGTGTGCGCCTCGACCGGGACCGTGCGTTCCTTGGATGCGTTCTGGTTGCCCAACTGCTCCCCGGACCAGCCCTGCCGCAGCACCGGCATCAGCGTCGAGCCCTGTCGTCCGCCGAGTGTGGTGAGTAGGTCGACCTCGGGGATCGAGCAGAGCGCGGTATCCCGGATCGTCCTGAGCACCTGGATCTTGTCCTCGACCACTCGTTCCCGGTAGACGTGCGCGATGCCCTCACCGGAGCCGGGGGTGAACTTGTGTACGGACGAGGGGAACAGGTCCTGCGCCGCGCCTTCCGACGCACCCTTTCCGGTGCCGGACGGGCCAGTGAGCGCGACGTACAGGTTCAGGCTGGCCCTCGTGCCGATGATCGCGGGCACGGTGACGGTCGGCGGGATGGTGCAGGCGGACCGGACCATCAGCGCGCCGAGCAGCGACCAGGGGCTGACCCTGCGGGAGCGTGCGAAGTCGTGGATGTAGGCGAGCTTCTCGTCGCGGTCCCACAGCTGCTCGGTCGAGGACTCCTCGTACGGTGGCGGGACGTCCTGGTCGGGGTACTCCCTGCCGAACCCCATCAGTGCATCCTCAGGACAGCGGCCTTGTTCCGGCACGCGGTGATCGCGTCCTGCAAATCGTTGACGCGTTGACGATTTGCCAGACGTCCGGGCCTGTCGGTGGGCCGTGGTAGTCCCGTGGCGAGCTGCTCAGCTCGACGTTCCCAGTAGCAGGCCGTGGCCTCTTGGAGTGAGTCGAGGATGACGTCGCGCTGGAACCGGTCGAGGTCCCAGCCGATCATCAGGCCGCGCCGTTCTCGCGGGCGAGCCGGCGGGACTGCGCGGACTTCAGTGCGAGCTTGGCGTAGAACGCCTTCCGCAGGGACGCGGCCTTGATCGGATCGCCGTCCGGGTACTCGGGTGACTTGGTCTGGTCCAGGAACTTCTGCTGGAACGCGGCGCGGGCGTTGTCGGTCCGCTTGGTGCGGTCCGGGGTGAGCGCCCACGAGTAGTGGGATGCGGCGCGCATCGCCTGTGATACTTCTGACGGAACGGCGCTGGTCGTTGCGTTGTGCCTACGACGTGGCATGATGAGACACGACTCCCTTTTCGCGAGGGTGGGTCAGAGAGCGGCCGGGTCTCAGTGCTACCAACACTGGGTACAACCCCCGGCCGCTTCTGCGTTAACGGGACTGCTTACGTAGATCATGTCCCCCGGGTATCCCTAAAGCAAGCCGCCCCTCTGCGCACGGGCGTGTCCCCATTCCCCGTACGTAAGATCCATGTAAAGCCGCACGTGTGTTCGATCGTCGGCGGTGTGACGTACTTGGCAAGGATCCCTTACCTACAAGGGCGCAGCGCAACACGGTGCAACACAGCGCACCACAGCGCAACACAACTTCCGCCTAAGTTCAGGAGCGGAACGCAGTGCAATGCAGGGAGGTGCAGAAATGCAATTCCGAATTGACGCCATACAGGGTTATCCGGGGTCATCAGAGATCGCCTAAGTTCAGTTGCCGAGCCTCGTCGGCGGCTCGCTGGGACCGGGTTGCCGAGGTGTAGCGGTCCAGCATCCGGCGCGAACTCCAGCCCATCGCCGTGACCGCGCCGCCCTCGGAGCCGCCGGCCATGAGCCAGCGTGTCGCCGCGGTGTGCCTGAACCGGTGCGGGTTGAGTCCCTCGATCTCGGCCTGCGCCGCTCGGTCCTTCACCATCGACCAGAGCGCGGCGTACGAGAATCCGCGCCCCCGGGTGCCGAGCCACAACATCGGGCCGTCAGCCTGCTTGTGGGCGCGCCGCATCCGCAGGTACCGGTCGACGGCCGCGCAGGTCTTGGGGCCGATGTGCGCGACCCTGCCCTTGCCCGTCTTGGACTTGCGGATGACGACCAGCCCGCTCAGTAGGTCGACGTCGCTCACCCACAGCGCGGCGCATTCCCCTGGCCGCATGCCGCTGTTCGCGAGAACCCGGATCACCGCCTCATCGCGCCGGTCCTCGAACGTCTTGCCGGCGCACACCTTCAGCAGCCGCTTCAGTTCATCCTCGGTCAGCGGGTTGACCAGCTTCTCGGCCTGCTTGGGCGGGCGCATCCCGGCGAGCGGGTCGGTCTCCTGCTCGTCCTCCTGCCAGAGCCACTTGCTGTACCGGCGTACCGCGGATTGGCGGGCGGCCACCGTGGCGGGTTCGGCCCCGCCGTCCTGGAGCGCCGAGGTCCAGGTCCGGACCTGCGTCCGGTCGAGGACCTGCGGCAGCCCCTCGGAGTCACACCAGGACAGGTACGCCTCGACTCCCTGCCGGTACAGCGTGAGCGTGTTGTCGGCCCGCCCGTCAGCCTTCAGTGCCAGCAGCCAGGACTGCAGCAGGTCGCTCAGGTCCAT